GCCGTTGCACTCGTAGCGGTTTTCGTAGGTTGCCGGTACCGTGATCGGCTTCACCTCGACGTCCTCGTCGCAGATGTTAGCGGCTGCATTGATGGCGGTGACGTCGATCTCGGTCGCGTCCATGCCCATGCCGACAGCCGAGTCGGTGAGATAGTCACGCAAGCACAGCGCAGGATTTGCCGAGTAAGCCGTCGTGCTCGTGCGCGTATCTAGTACCTTCTTGCCTTTGATGACTGCCGAGATGTTCGGAATACCGCTTGGAAATTTCTCGGTGTCCCAAGTTAGGCGGACATAAAGGTAAGCGATGCCTTGCAGACGATGGTCAGACGTCCATTTACCGTCCGTCAGACTTGCCGTGTCGTTGATTAGATCGGTGTCAGCCGTCTGATAGGACTCGCCAAGATGCTTATTCACGCGCGCGACACCGTTGTAGAAACCTGTCGGCGTATTGCTTACAAGCGGAACAAGATCGTCGTTGAAATAAACTTCCTCGATTTCCTCAATCTCGTGGCCGGCCAGAGCAATCACGATGTGCAAATACTCGTTTTTGCTTCCGGTCGTGGACATATAAACCACGGTGCCAGATGCGCGGCATCGACCATAAATAATGTTTCTCGCAGCGATTGGTGAGCGAACCATCTGCGAGCGTTGAGAGAGCGAGGCGTCGGTGTAGCTCGGAGCCTTTGGCGCGAGTAGCTTAGACGCGGCCATTGATGCTGCCGTGATAGCAACAAAGTTTAGCACGTACGTGATCGCTGTGGCGATTGCAACGCTGTTGAAAGCGTTCATGAGCGCGACCCAAACGAAAGGATTAGCAAAGACTGGCATGATTAGATTTTCCAGAAGCGCGTTTCCACGCCGTCGTTTAAGTTAGCAAATTGAAGTCCATCCTTGCCGACGAAAGCTGCCGTTGAACCAAGCATGATTCCCATCGTGTCGCCGTTGCCGCAATCGCGCACCGCAATGTCACCGCGCGCCGCGAATCCTTGGCTGATTGGCTTGAAGCCTAGAGGTTCCATGTGTGCTTGAATAGTTCCAATCAGTCCACCGTGTTTTTCCAGCACGCGCACGCCAGAAAGCGCACGGTCATAAGTGCCGCGCAAGGTCGCCGCTGGGTCGAGTCCGGTGCAAAGCTCAATCCAGTCGGCTCCGAATAAGCAGCAATCGTTCACGCCCCAAGCGAAAGGCTCGTTGCGTTTGCGGTCGATGTAGGCGGCGAGAGCTTCCGGCCAGTTGGCGCAGCGTGTCGGCATGGTTAATCGTAAGTTGTCGGGCCGTAATTGCCGCCACCGCTATCATCGACCGGAGCTGAAAACTTCGCGTTGCCCCAATAGATTTCCTTTTCTTGGATTGAGTTCACGAACTCCAAACCCTTGTCGCCCGAGTAAAGGTTTTTCTGCTCCTCGTCCGTGTATCTCACTTCGCGCGGACGCCGAAAATCCACAAGCTTGTTTTCGGCAGTCATGCCAATGGTCGCGTTCTGTCCATCGTCGTTGATCGACATGACGTCCATGCGACCGGAGAAGATCGTGATTGGAGTCGAGACAAGCGCGCCGCTGGAATCGAGTGCGCCAAACATTATCGAGCACGCCTTGCCTTGATAGTTCTCGCTGAGTGCGACGGCGATCAAAGCGGTCGGCACTCCTGAGAGTTGCATCGAGATACCGCGCGCGGCAAGGTCGGTCGTCTCCTCGACTGGCGAAATCGTGCCGAGCGTGCCAATGCCGAGATAGCCGGTGCCAGCGTAGGTGATCGTGCCGTAACCGCTCCAAAGATTAACCGGAGTTTCGAACGAGAGCGACGCGAGAATGATCGGAGAGAGTTGCGACGCGCTGACCTGCGTCGTCATGTCGTTACTGAGAGAGCGACCTGCGGTGGTTATGCTCATTGCGCGACGTCCTCCATCACGTTGAACGACACGCCGTAAAACTTGGCGGTGTCGATGCTCCATTGCGTCGAAGGCTCGGCGAGGCGGAACACGCCTCTTGCCGCTCGAAAAGGCGATACGGCTGGGCTGTAAATAATTGAAGTGCCGCCAGCGTAAGACGAGCGCAAGACTGGAAACACGTCCACGGATGACGACGAGTTTACCTGCACTATTTTGTAAAGCGAGGTGCCAATTTCAATCCAGTCGCCCGCAGCAAAGGTGGTTCCACCTGTCGCACCGCTAAAGGTTAGCGTCGTGCCATTAGCCGTAGCCGATGACACGGTAAGCGTGCCAGTCACGGTGCCGCGTGGCGTCGGGTTGGCGAAGTCTTGAAAGTAGAACGTGCCGCGCTGCGCCATGAGCAGAAACGATACGACCTGTTCCGCAGCCGTGCGCGTCATTGGCGGGCAATCCACGGTGCCAATCCAGCCTTGGCCTTGCCAGTTGTATTGCTGCACCTGCATCGTGAACGGCGAGACGTTGCGCGAGACTGCGCTGAGTCCGGTCAAGGACAGGCGCGAGGCTTCAAGCGCAGCGGGCGGCGTGAGTGGATAGGAGATGGCCATGATGTTTACGCGAAGGCTGAACGATACGCGCCGCCACGGCGCACCATGTCTGGAATCTCGGCCTTGAGGCGGCGACGTTCTTGTTCCAAGATCGGGCCAAGTTCATTGCGCGTGACGCCAGCAGCAATGTTGTAGTTCACATTGATCGAAGGGCCAGCGGAGCCACCGCCTTGGTTCATGTTGGAGTTGGAAACTATGGAGCCGCTGGCGCGCGGCACGAATAGTTCTGGGCCGCGTTCTCCGACGACGTAAGGACTGTTCGCGGATACTGGGCCACCGTTTGCGCGGAAGATTCCTTGCAACGCGCCAGAGATTCCAGCGGCGAGAGGTTGCGTGATAGTTTGCTGAAATACCAATCTAAGCAAATCACGTCCTACTGCTTTTAGAACATTTTGTAATTTTTCACCGCTTAAAATTGCGTCCTCAAAACCTTGTGCAATTATGCTTCCAGCATTTTCGCTCATTATCGCAAGTTGCGACATTGCAGGAATTGCCTTATTAGCATTTTCATTTGCAGCAAGTATTCGTGATGCCATATCTTCAGCATCACCAGCAGCAGATGCGTATGCTGCGCCAGCAACACCCAAAGCTTTTGCTGCATTTTCTGCAGTCATTCCTTGAGTTTCTTCTAGTTTAGTAATTCTTTCAATTTCCTCCATGTAGATTTGAAGCGGACTGCGTATAGAAGAAATTGTTTGCTCATACTTTTGCAGATTTGCGTTCCTGATTGCCTGTAAATCATTCGAAGCCCTCATCATTCTAGAAGTTCTATCTTCAGAAACGTCGGCGGTTTTAGCGTGCTCAACAGCAAACTTTGCAGCTTCTGCATCTATTTTTGCAGCCTCCATTGCAGACTTATCTTCTTCGGAAATTGCTTTTACGGTTGGAGTTGGCGTACCTTCTTGAAGCATTGGGCCTATCAAAAGTCCTTCTGGCCGAATCCTCATTCTGGATCGTTCCATTTCAGTTAGAAACTTTTCTAAATAATTTTGCGCTCCAACAAATGCTGATGCAGCACCAGCTTTAACCTTGGCAAACATTACTTGAAAACTATCTCCAGCCCGATCAATGTTTTTGATTTCTCTGTCCGTTAATTTGATCGAATCAAATCCTTTGCTGATTTCATCAAATCCAACAGCAGCAATTTGACTCAGAGTCTCTTTCATCTTTGGGCCAATCTTAGCTCCAAAAATGTCAGCAATAGCATTATATGCCGCTTGTTTATCCGTAGCGTTTGCCAAGCTGATGGCTATAACTTCCCATTGTTTGTCGATAGATAGCGCACGCAAACCTTCTCCGGTTAAATTAAGTGCCTCAAATGATTTGATCGCCGCCTCATTTCCAGAGACCGCATCTTGTATTTTAGAACGAAGATTTTCAGCGGCTTTTGCAGTTTGCTCAAATGCCAATCCATTTTGAAGATTAGCATACGCCAACCCTTGAAACGAATCCGTGGTCATTCCAGCCTCAATCGAAAGATCGTTTAGCTTTCCGCCTAAATCTAGAACGCTCTTAACCATCATGCCGATACCGGCAACACCCAAGCCGACGCCAAATGCTGACGTCAGTTTTTGTGCACTGTTCGTCATTCTTTGCAGCGAATTTTGCACATTAGCAAACGCTTGCTTAGTGGCGTCAACCGCTCTGAGGACGAATGTAGCTTCAGCTGCCATGATGTTTTCTCAGTCGATTTTGATGGTTAATATAGGCAAGCCAGCCGTTCATTTCGTCGGCTGGCATGGCGAGGACTTCGTGAGCGAATTTGCCGAGACGTTCAGCGATGCTATAGACGGCGAGGAGGTCGGCACCTTCATCGCCGCCAATTAGTTTTTTAAGTCTTCAAGATTCGCGGAACTGTCGGCGAGAATCTGATTGGCGACGCGAGCGACCACGTTGCTGTCGGCCTTGTTGAGCAAGGTCGGCTTGTGCTCGATGGTAAATAGCTTTTTTCCGCTCTCGTCCGTGGCCTTCATAATCAGAATGTCCACGAGCAAATCCATATCGTTGTTCTGAGATTTCTTATATACTCGGTTCTTCTCGGCCAAGGTCATTGGCGTGGAGAAGATCACGAGCTTCCACTCAGGAATCTCAATACGTTTAGTGCCGAGGTTGTTGAAGTGTTCGCGGACGAGATCAATGGCTTCCATGTGTGTGTTTTGTTTTGTGTTTTTCTAGCGTTAAACGGTTAGGGTTGAGAGCACTCCGTTACCCTCGAAACTAATAGCACCCTCTACCAGCCCATCAAAACTAGCCGAAACGTCGAATTTCGTCACAATAGCCGAGCCGCTATAGTAAACATCCGAAGACGTCGCGCCTTCTGGATAAAGGTTGAGCGTCACGGTCGAGCCGATGGTGATCAGAAGTTGGCCTGCGTCGGCTTCATCCCAGTATAGATCGCCGGATGCGCTCCAAGTCTTCATTGAGCCTTGGCGCGTGCGGTAGACGTCGCCGATCACGCTATCCTCGACGGTGTCGGAGGAGTGCGAGAGCGAGTAATTGCGGAGTTCACCGATGGTGGTGGTCGAGATTTTGATAAGGCCATCGCGGCCAAGTTTGGTAGCCATATTAGTCAGTGGTTAAATAGATGCAGTTAAAGGTGTGACGAGCAGAACCCCAGTGAACTTCTTCATTAGGCTCCTGTGTATATTCCACATTCGTCAAATGAGTATCTTGGCAGACGCCACCGAGCGTAACGTCGGCCAAAATTGCCGCTTCAACGGCAGCAGAGCCGGTATCGAAAAGATCGTCGATCAGATAAGTGCCGCTCTCGGCGATGAAATAGTCTACCACAAGCTGCAGCTGGCGGTACTGCGTTCGGTTGCTCGGGCCAAGCGTGCGGACATCAATTTGCTCCGTCACGGCATAAATTGCCGCAGATGGAAAACTGATGCTGGCAATCGTGTTGTTGCGCCCGCGCAGGATGTTAGCCGTAGGAACGACCAGAGCGGACGTTAGAGCGGTTGCTGCTGCGTTGCGAATGTTTGTGCGTGTGCTCATGCTTCTTTGTTATAGGTCACGACTCCAGAAGATGAAATTTTGGCAAAGCCTAAGTTCACGGCTCGATTGACAAGAATCGCGTTCACTTTTGAGAGAGTGATTTTTTCACGAATACGAAATGCGCCATCAACCAATCTCTGTAAATTAGGAATCTTGTTTTTGGAAGTCGTCGCAATCACATAAGGGTTTGTGGAAAAATTGGCTTGCACCCTTCCTGATCTTGAAGCATATTTAGTGATCCATGACGGCACTCGTATGCCGCAAGACAAAGCAGCAGACGCAAATCCTGCTTTAGCCCAGCCGACTTTTGACTGCACGAATTTCAAGTAATCATTAGCGGATTGATTAGAAACCCACATCTGATCTTGCACTTGCCAGCGACCAACTTTGCTGCGCGTGACTTCTCCAATGCGTCCTCGATTATTCCGATAACGCTTATGGAAATTCATCATCTCAAAAATAGTTGCGTTGGGTCGCCAAAATTTCCGGTAGATTGAAATGCGTTTATTATTATCAAACTCATTTCCAAGTTTGATATAAGCAAATTCA